TGGGCGGGTGCCCAAGCAAGACCAGTCCGACTTTGTTGCCGATGCGGTCTCCAGGACCATGATCGGGTTCCGCCGCTACGACCCCGCGCGCGGGAGCTTCTTCGCCTGGATCCACCGCGAGGCCTTCTATTGCCACATGGAGGCCCGCCGCAAGCACTACCGCGACGTTGTGCAGTCGCAGCGGGCATCCGCCCCCATCGTTGACGGGCAGCCCCAAGACGAGCTGGCTGGCATCGGCCACGAGGACCAGAGATTCGGGTTCATCGGGTCGCTTGAGGAGTCCGAGGCCCTCCTTGCCATACTGCACCCGCGCGACGCCGAGATAGCCCGAGCCCACTGGATCTGCGATGAGCCCCGGGCATCAATCGCCGCGCGGCTGGGGCTCAACGCCTGGAACGTCAACGCCAGCCTGGCGCGGTCCAAGTCGCGACTGCGAGCTGCCGTCTTGGACCGCCTCGATGGCCGCTCAGGCCTTCCCCAGCACCCAGGCCAGAAGCTGCGTGCCCACGGCTAGTGTCACCGCAGCGAGTATCGCCACGACCCAGCGCAGCTTCTCGGCCGTCCGCTCGTTGGAGGCCTCGGCCCTTGCCAGGCGGGCGACCAGCCCGGCCTCGCCCTCGTTGGCGGCCTTGATCGACTGGAGCGCCTCGGACAGGTGCTCCAGGGTGTGCTTAACCCAGGCGCGCCATTCCGCGTCCTGGCGGATTTCAGCGAGGAGCTCGGGGCTGGGCTCTCCCTGCTGGCCGATCGGGTTCATTTGCCCTTGCCCCTGCGCAGCGTGCTGGCGACGCCGGCGGCCACGGTCGGAATAAGGAACGCGAGCCACGGCAGGCCAGTCACGGCAGCGGCCGGCGCGGCAATCGCCTGGGCCCCGGCCTCGAGGACGGTGGTCACCGCCCCCGGCTCAGGCTGCGGGGGCTCATAGGTCACGGTCCCCGCGCCATCCGGCAGCGGCACCTCGACCGGCTTGGGCTCAGGCTTCACCAGCTCGCCGCTGGCCTGCGTGCCGTCCGGTAGCTGGATGGTCGCCTCTTGGGGGCCCACAGGCGCCAGGAGCGCATTCTGGAGCGCCTGGCAGCCAGGCAGTGCCAAGACCAGCGCGAGGGCCACCCCGGTAGCCACCGGAGCCGCGACCTTGGCCGCCGCCGCCGAGCCCGCCGGCAGCTGCTCGACCAGATCACCCTTGCCCCAGATCTTCACCGCGGCCCGGGCCAGCAAGTAGGCGATCAGGATGCCCCCGGTCCACGGGATCACCAGCTCGGGGCGATCGCCATAGACCTCCCACAGGTAAGCCAAGCCCACGGCTGCCAGGTGCATCTCAGAGGTGGTGTAGCCAGCGGTCGGTTTCATCGTTCGGTCCGTGGAAAGGCCTCAGGCCGTGTCTTGGGTAGAGGGACCCCACCTACTAGCTTCGGACGCATGGCAAACCACCCGGCAGCGCGGAACACTGACCAAACCAAGGCCACGCAGGCGCCCAAGATTCACAGCGCTTGGCTCCCCGCCGGCGTCGGCATCACCGAGTGCGAGGTGCCGCTCCTGCTCTTCATCGGCCTATACCACCGGCGCACCGGCCTATGCCCGAACTACCCAGAGATCCAACGCGCCTTCGGCTACCGGTCGAAGCGCACCGTCTTCGACAAGCTCGAACGCCTCCGCCGATTCGGCCTGCTGCATCGGCCTCGAGTTGACGCCCGCCGAGCGATCTCCTTGACCGAGCGGGGGGCCTTGTTGTGCGCCCGCATCGAAGCGCTGGCGCCAAACCAGGGCCAAACAAGGGCATTGAGCGCCACCGAATCCGCCTAACTTGCCCCTGCTCGGATCGCGCCACCAAGAGACCAGCTAGCAGGTCGGGCCTGCTGGCAGCCTCCCGGATCCTCCGGCATCTCTAGCCATCGGCTTGATCTCTCAGCTCTCGTGGAGCTTGGAGCCTCTAGCAGGTGAGAGAATCTCCAAGCGCTCTCTGTGAGAGACTGGATGAGAGCATCTCACATCAAGATGGTTGTTTGATAGCCAGGAGTCTAGCTCGGAGCTTCAACGCTTGGAGCTATTCACCTTGTGAGTATGTTGATGGTATTCAGCTAGCTAATACTTCTGCAATTGAGATTGCTTGAGTGTTGGTTGATTGGCTGAAGGTGATTCTGAGCAGGATTCAATATGCTTAGTCGCGCCCGCGCATCCGAACAAGAAAACAAAGAACCCGAAGGGGGTCCGTTTACCGATCAAGAGCGTTCCGAGATCGAGCGCATGGCCTCGATCGGCCTGTCACGTGACGACATCGGATTCGTTCTCCGCCGATCGCCGAAAGAAATCGAGAAGCACTGCATGAACTCGCTCAGCCGTGGGCGAGCGATGGGCGTCGAAAAGGTCGGCGGCGCCCTGATGCGAGCCGCGATCCAATGCGAGCACGACCCGCGCTTCCTTCAGGCCGCAATGTTTTACTTGCGCTGCATCGGCAAGTGGCGCGAGGAGTCCACGATCGACGTTCGTACCGGGCCCGAGGTGCAGACCGTCATCGTCCAGGTGCCAGGCAAGGCCAAGGCCGAGAAGGAACCCAAGCCTTGACCGAGGCCGTCGCGGAATCCGAAGGACTGGTCCTGCGCTTCAACGAGGCGCAGGGCGCGGCCTGGATGGCAGAGGAGCCGTTCGTCGGCCTCTGCTTTGGTATCCGCGGCGGCAAGACCTACTTCGGGCGCAACTGGATCGTCGACCGCGCAGTCCGCTTCCCGCGGTCGCTGCACATGGCCACGGCCAACAGTTACCCGCAGCTCGAGCTGGTCACGATCCCCAACCTGATCGAGGCGCTAGACCAATGGGGCGTTGACTGGCGGCACATGTCCAGCAAGCGGCGCTTCGAGATCAGCACGCCGCGGGGCGTCTCGCGCATCGAGTACCGCTCAACCGAGAAGGTCCACCACCTGCGCGGCGCCGAGCTTGGGTCGGTCTGGATGGACGAGGTGCGGGACGCCAAGCGCGGCGCCCTGGACGTGATGAAGGGCCGCCTTTCGTGCCCGCACGTGGACAAGCCGCGCATGCTCTGCACGACCACGCCCAACGGCTTCGACGCGTTCTACGCCGAGTTCGTCGGCGAAGGGCGCCCAGGGACGCACGCCTTTTTTAAGTCCACGACGCGCGACAACCCACACCTGCGCCCCGATTACATCCAGCGCATCTACGACGACTACGACCCAGACATGGCCGCGCAGGAGCTGGACGCGGACTTCAGGGTGATGGGCGTCGGCAAGGTCTATTCCTCGTACGCACGCGAGGTCAACGGCCGAGGCAACGACTACGACGCGAGTCTGCCGCTGTGGCTGTGCGTGGACTTTAACATCGGCTCGATGGGCTGGGCGCTGGTGCAGATCACTGGATCGGGCGAGGTCCACGCTGTCGCCGAGGTCTTCGCCCGCGACTGCACGATCCCGCGCATGGCGAAGCTGCTCGCCGAAGGCGGCAACACCGGGCGCGCAGAGTATCCCGCCTGGGCGAAGCTCCACAAGGGCCCGTGGAATCTTGACGGCGACGCGACCGACGGGCGCAACCGGGAGACCGGCGCGAGTGATTGGAAGGTGCTCACCGATGCGCTGCGCGCGCACGGCATCGTGCCCACGGTCCACAAGTCGCGCACTAACCCGGCAGTCAAGGATCGCGTGAACAGCGTGAACGCGCTACTGCGCTCCGCCACGGGCCGGCATCGGCTCTTCCATCATCCGCGCTGCACCGAGCTGCAAAAGGACTTTGAGCAGCTTGTGTGGAAGAACGGCGACATCGACAAGGCGCGCGACCCGATGCGTTCGCACCTGTCGGACGCCGTGGGCTATCTCGTGCACAACAAGTTCCCAGTCACCGGCTCGCCGCTGCTCCAAGGCCGCTTCACCACCGCCCAATGATCGCTGACAAAATCCCCTTCACGGACGGCTATGCGCCCGACCAGCACGCCAAGCTCCTAGGGCAGGGCAGCCAGTCGCAAGGACCCGGCACGCCGTCGCTGTGGTTCCTACGCATGAGCCCGCGCTGGCCGATGATCGACGCGCTGCTACAAAAGACCGAGGGGATGCGCGGCCTCAAGGAAAAGGCGCTGCCCAAGTGGCCCAAAGAGCCGCTCGATGCGTACTTCTACCGCCTGCACCGATCGACATGCCACGGTTTTTTTTCTGACGCCGTTGACGGTCTCTCGCGCAAGCCGTTCGAGAAGACGCTGACTCTTAGCGACGATCTGCCGCCTGGGCTCGAGGTCCTGCTGAGAAACGCAAGCGGCGAGGGCGCCTCGCTCGAAGCCTTGGCTTGCGCCTGGCTCTCGCGCGCCATCGCCAAGGGCGTCGCTCACGTGTGGGTCGATTACTCGGCCGAGGTTCCCGCCGCGACCCTGGCCGAGCAGCACCAGGCCGGCAATCGCCCACTGCTCAAGCTGCTTGACCTGTCGAGCGTCATCGCTGGCAATGCCAACGAAGCCGGGCAGATCAAGCACCTGCGCATCCGCGACCTGGAGATCTACTCCGAAGGCTACGCCGAGCGCGAGCGGCCGCGAATCATCGAGTTCAACCTTCAGCCTGGCGGTGGATACGTTCGCACGGTCTGGAAGGTGATAAAGAACGGAGGCGACTGGGAGAAGATCGAGGAAGGCGAGTTTTCGCTGCCCGAGCTGCCGCTGGTGACGCTCAACCTCGGACACCTTGGGCGCTTCGAGGCCGAGCCGCCGCTGCAATCGCTGGCCGAGATCGAGGCCGCGCATTTCCAGCAGACTTCCGACCACGAGAACAACCTCGCCTCGAGCGTGGGCGGCCTCTTCTTCGCCGGCGCGAGCGAGGACGAGGTGTCTAAGGGCATCGTGCTCGGGCCGAACACGCTCAACGCCAGCCGCGACCCGAACGCCAAGCTGACGTTCGTTGAGCCCACCGGCGCCTGCTTGGAGCGGCGCGCAGAGTGGATCGCGCGGCTCGAAAGCAAGATGCGTGAGCTGGGCGCGCGCCCGATGGTCGAGCAGGCGGCCGCCAGGACCGCAACCGAGGTGAACAGCGGCGACAAGCGCTCGCAGACGGTCCTCCAATCGTGGGTGCGGCTGCTCGAGTCGCGTCTTGTCGAGGCCCTGCGCTTCGCCGCAATGTGGACTGGCGAGGCGCTCCCCGTAGACTTCGCGGTCGAGTGCTACTCCGATTGGAACTCGACCCTGGCGCAAGCTGAGCATCTGCGCACGCTCGAAGCCGGCCGCGCGCGGAAGGACATCGACCGCAAGACCTACCTGAACGAGCTGCAACGCCGCGGCGTCCTCGGCGAGTCGGTCAACGTCCAGGAGGTCATCGAGCTTGCCGAAGCCGAGGGCGAGCTGCCGGACATGCCGGACCTCGGCGACAACCCGCCGCCCCTGGGCCAGCCTGAGCCCCCGCAATGACCGACAACAAGACCGCGGCCGAGATCCTCCTGGACCAGATCATCCGGCGCCAGATCGTGGCGCTGCGGGTCCGGGAGGGCTTCGCGCGTGAGCAGTCGCGGTTCTTTGACATGGAGTTTGCGCGGCCCCTGTTGGCCGAGGTCATGGCCAGGCTGCCGAACGTTCCGCAGCTCGGCCAGGACATCAGCGAGGCCACGAGCAAGCGCCTGGCGGCCCTGTACGAGAAGCTCGACAACATGACCGACGAGGCCTATTCGTCGATGCGAGGTGCTGCGCAGAAGACGCTCCTCACGATCGCCAAGGTCGAATCGAGCTGGGCCGCATCTGCGCTTGCCCGATCGGTTCCGATCGAATTCTCGTTCCAGAAGGCCTCTCCCGATTACCTTCGATCGATTGTCAGAGCGCGCCCGTTCCAGGGGAAGGTGCTCAAGGCGTGGTACTCCGAGCTTGGAGATGCGACCAAGGCGCGCGTGCGTTCGGAGATCCAGCAGGGACTCCAGACCGGCCAGAGCGTCACGGACATCGCCAAGCGGCTCAGCGGGACCAAGGCAGCCGGCTATCAGGATGGGGCTCTGGCGATCAGCCGGCGGCATGCGGAGACGATCGCGGCGACGGCCGCCAACCACGTTTCGACGCACGCCAGGCAGGCCACCTACGAAGCCAACGCGGCGCTCATTAAGGGCTATCGGTTCGTCGCCACGCTGGACAGCCAGACCTCGAAGGTTTGCGCCAGCCTCGACCAAAAGACGTTCGAGCTGGGCAAGGGCCCGATGCCGCCGATGCACATGCGCTGCCGCTCGAGCACCGTGCCTTGGCTCAAGAGCCTCCGCGAGCTAGGCATCGACGTTGACGATGCACCGCCAGGCGCGAGGGCTTCGATGAACGGCGCGGTCCCTGGCGACCTCAGCTTCGAGAGGTGGCTCAAGCAACAGCCTGAGGAGTTCCAGCGCAAGTGGCTGGGTCAGGGGCGATTCGAACTGTGGAGCAAGGGCTTGTCCATCGGCGACATGATCGGGCCCGGCCTTAAGCCGCTGCCGTTGTCGGCGCTGACCGCGGACTGAAAGCCAAACGCGGGCCAAACGCAAGCTTGGCGAGTGCGCGCCGCGCCTAAGACGGGGCAGCCGCGGCGCGTAGGCAGGGCCTTCGTTGCGCGCGGCGCTCCCGTTCTCTGCGGCCTGTGGCCGTGGGCAGTGCCCGAACGCCTCGAATGTCTCTGAAACTCCAACTCGCCAGCAAAGACGGCGTGCCCGAGGGGCTCGCCCAATTCGTCAAGACCGA